CTTACTGAAGTAGTAGATGCAATTCCATCTGCTGTATATGGTAAAGAAGATACTGTAATCTATGTAGGTACTAAAGTACTTAAAGCATGGCAATCATCTCAATCAGGTCAAGTTAACATTGGTTCATTCAACTCACAACTTAACGTTGGTGAAAAACCATTAAACTTCCAAGGATTAGAGATTATTCACGCACCAGGTATGAGTGATAATACTATTATCGCAGGTCAAAAATCTAACTTCCACTTCGGTACTGGTCTTATGTCAGACTACAATGAAGTGCGTGTTTTAGACATGGCTGATATTGATGGCTCACAAAATTTTAGAGTAATCATGAGATATACTGCAGGTACGCAGATTGGCTTCACAAATGAAGTTGCAGCATTTAACCTACTATAAGAAATAAGTTTAATAATTAAAAACAGGAGAAACCTATGAGTTGTTTAATAACGAACGGAAGAGAAGAAGTATGTAAAGAATCAGTTGGTGGACTGCAAGCAGTTTACTTTATGAATTACACTTCAGCATCTTTCGATAAGAACGCAACTGTTGATCCAGAAATCGATGATTTATCTGGAAAAACGGTTTATAAATATGAACTAAAAGGTACTTCTGCATATACTGAAACTGTTAATACATCGAGAGATAATGGGACAACATTCTTTTCACAAGAGTTGACTCTTAACTTGAAAAAGTTAACTAACGAGATGACAACACAGTTAAAACTATTAGCTTATGGTAGACCACAAATCATCGTTCATACTAAGAACGGAGAAGCACTATTAATCGGAGAAACTGAAGGAGCAGATATGACAGCTGGTACGATTCAGACTGGAGCAGGATTGGGTGACTTATATGGTTATTCATTAACGTTTACAGGTACTGAACCTATCCCAGCGGCTTTCTTACAGAACGCTACAGCTGCTGACCCATTCGTGGGATTAGATGGAGCACCTACAATAGTAGCATCATAAGATAACAGTATATCAGCAGATATACACTTTTAAAGTAAAAACCCTTTACAGAAATGTAAGGGGTTTTCTTTTTACTACAAGTTAATACGAGATTGTTATAAGTTAAAATAGAGATAAACACTAGATAATGCTTAGTTATTACATATCCAACACAAACGAGTTCGTAGTAAGAACACAAACAACAGGTAGTGGTTCCACATTATCCTTAGATTTATACGATATGCTTACGCTCACTACATCTTCTTATGATTTAAGTGGCAAACATACATTTAATGCATATGAGAACATTCTAACCTTCTCACAATCGATTGCCGATACAAGAGTAGGACAAGAGTTTTTAGTAGATATAAATGATTCAGTAAGCGGTTCTATATGGAGAGGCTCATTACAAGTATATGCATCTCAATCTATTGATAAAACAGAATATACTACTCAGAATGATGGGTATGTATCTTACGAAACTGATAACGAATATATAGTACTATGAAACAACAACAAAACTTTTCTGTGGTAAACTTTACAAGGGAGGAAGTTCCTATTGTAACCGAAGATATAAAAACAAGATACCAATGGGTACCTGTTGGTGTACATCATCAAGATGACTTCTTTGATTTACTTACAGAGGCATATAACACATCCACAACCAACGCTGCTTGTGTAGATGGTGTAGCAGATTTAATTTATGGTAAAGGTGTTGTAACTGATGATGAAGAGTTTGCAGAAACTCTTGGTAAATTAGTACCAGCAGAGGACTTAAGAAGAGTTTCTTTTGATTTAAAATTATATGGTAATGCTGCATTCCAAGTAATATGGAATAAAGAACATACAAAGATAGCTAAGATATACCATGTACCTACACAAACTCTTAGAGCAGAAAAGATATTAGATGTAATGAAAGTACAATCTTACTTCTATTGTACAGATTGGAATGATGTTAAAAAACAAAAAGCTAAGATTCGTATTCCAGCTTTTGGTACATCAACAGAAGAAAGAGAAATACTTTATATAAAAGAATACGAACCTAATAGATACTATTACTCTTTACCAGATTGGATATCAGCACTACAATATTCTTTTACAGAAGCAGAATTATCTAATCTACATCTTAACAATATTGAGAATGGCTTCCTTCCTGTAGCTATGGTTAACTTCAACAACGGAGTTCCTGCACCTGAAGAAAGACAAACTATTGAAAGTTTATTAGAAACTAAGTTTAGTGGTACAAGAAACGCTGGAAGGTTTATGGTATCGTTTAACGATGATGCAATCAACAAGCCAACCATAGATACCATTCCTATTGAGAACCTCCATGAGAAGTACCAATATGTAGCTGAGTACGCACAAGATAGAATCCTTGTAGCTCATATAATTGTATCACCACTTTTATTTGGTATTCGTACTGCAGCAAATGGGTTCTCATCACAATCAGAAGAAATGAAAACAGCGTATTCTATCTTCCAAACAATGACAATACAACCATTACAATCACTTATCTTAACAGCATTAGATAAGATGTTAGTAGAAGGTGGATATGGTAAAAAAGATATCTACTTTGACCAATTAACTCCTTTAGTAATTCTTACAGATACAGCAGATGATACAGATGAATCAGTAGAAGAAGCACAAGAAGATGTTAACGATTCTATGAGAAACGAAGAAACAACTGAAGAGTTAGAAAAAGAAAAAGAAGAAAACATTAGAAGATTCTCAGACTTTGGCTTTAGTAGAGCTTACTCTGATATATCTGACGAAACAAAATAAAATATTATGGCATTTGGATTATTCATAACGAGAAACGATATTATCAAAAACACACCATTAGGTGGAGCAATTGATGCAGATGCATTATTACCATTCGTAAGAACTGCACAAGAAAAGTATATATTAAACTTACTTGGTACTGTACTTTACAATAAGTTGCAAGATGATATAGAAGCACAAACACCATTCACAGGTGATTACTTAACGTTGATAACTGATTATGTAAAACCTACGCTAATTTGGTATGGATGTGTTGAGTATATTCCATTCTCAGCTATCTCATTTAAATCAAACGGAGCAGTAAAACATATTAGTGAAACATCTGTATCGCCAGGTAAAAATGAAGTAGATTATCTTTTAGCTAAGGCATTAGATAACGCAACGTATTACTCAACGAGATTACAAGATTACCTAATAGCAAATTCATCATCAATACCAGAGTTCTTACAATCGGTTGGTAATAGTACACAGATATACCCTGACCAATCTAATCAGTACTTTGGAGGAATAGAATTATAATAATATGAGTCAATCAGCAACACCAGCACAATCGCAAATAGTAGATAAGAGTAATACTAACTTTACGTTGTATTATAATACTTTAAACTATTTTAAAACTATAATGAAGAATCATCCTTCTATTGCGCATGTAACGCAAGGAGATGTATTCTCAATAGATAACATGACGTTTCCTGAATATCCTGTTGGTAATGTAATGATTCAAGATGCAACGTTTGGTACTAATACAACAGATTATAGAATACAGTTAATAGTAGCTGATAAACATAAAGTACAGGAAAACGAGAGTGAAGGGAGAGAGAACAAACAATCAGTTCCTTTTTATGGCACTGATGATGTGGTGGATATACACGCTAATACATTAGCAGTATTAAATGATTTAACATCATACACCCAAAATAAAGTAGAGGGGTTTGAGATATTTGGAGATATCAGTTGTGAACCATTTGTGGACCGGTTTGATAACGGGCTGGCCGGATGGTCAGCCACATTTAACTTAACCTGTCACAATGATAAAAATCGTTGTCTTTTTTTTTTGATAGCACCCTCGGGTAGTTATTTTAAAATAGAAGATTGTGAAACGCAGCAACAATATAACGCTGTATTAAATACAACGGGTTCAGTAGGACAGATATTCAGTACGAAATATACTCCGAACCCAAGAAAAGATTTAACATCTTATGATAACCTAAGATGTTTTGAAATATTAGCAGAAGAATCAGGTTCTGATGATTATGATTTTTTTAATCTACCAGTACTTGCTCTTCCTTACGAGGATTATGAAACTTGTGAGAACTGTGAACTTTGGATATCACCCAAAGTATGGGGTACAACTCCAGAACGATGGGATGGTGGACATATAGATGAAGCAATAAGAGAGTGGCAGTACACTTAAAAAAGAAATAAAGATATGAGTAATTTAAGTAATTTATATATATCACAATCCTATAAAGGATTAATTAACCTAGCAGATTCCACTCAAGGAGTAACTGGTCAAACAGATTATGAACTTCAAGATGGATTAGGACAAGGGACTGGTATTTCTATATTATCAGGTTCTTTACTTGTAAATAACGATGTATCTTCTTCTACTGTAAATGGTATAGGTAATGTAGAGTTGTATTCAGCTTCTGTTGATTTACGATTAGATGATTTAGAAGCAACTGCATCTGACCATGATGGTAGAGTAGAACAATTAGAAATATATACAGCCTCTCTAAGAGAAGCTGTGAGTGTGACTGGTAGTAACGCTAACTTTAGTGGAGATGTAACCATTAGCGGCTCTCTATCGGCCTTTACAATACATACAATAACTGAATCTGCATCTGTAATATTCTCAAGTGGTTCAAATATCTTAGGTGATGAACCATCTGATGAACAAGTTCTTAGTGGTTCTGTATATGTACCCAACTTACATTACTTAGCATTTAATCCTATTGATACAAACTTAAGAATTAACTCTAACTTAGATACAGGTTCTTTCTTGATATTCTCAGCATCTGTTGAATCTCAATTAATACAAATCGTTAATGATGCATTACCAAGCTCATGGACTGGTTCTGTATTTGAACCATTTAGTTCTTCAGTATCTCAACAAATAGAAGCATTAGAATTATTCTCTCAATCATTAGTATTAGATACTGCATCTTTCTCACAATGGACAGCATCAGTATTTAATCCTTATACGGAATCAGTAGAGAATCGATTAGATTCACAATCAGCAGCAATAGATACAAAATTAGCATCTTCATGGACTTCATCGGTATTTGAACCGTTTAGTTCATCAGTTGATTTTAGATTAGATGATTTAGCATCCTTTACAGGTTCATACGCAACCACAGGTTCAAACAACTTCTTTGGTTCTCAATCAATAGATGGTGATGTAACTATAAGTGGCTCACTTACTGTAAGTGGTAGTGAAAGATTAGTAGGAAGTTTAGAACACACAGGTTCAACATCACAACTTGGTAACGTTACTTTAATAGGTAATATAGAACAGACTGGTTCTCAGTTCATATCAGGTTCAGAAACAATACAAGGTAGATTAACAGTATTCGAATCAGCATCAATAGATGGTGGATGGCATGTGACTGGTTCTTCTCATTATAGTGGTTCAGTTAAAGGTAACGTAGTATTTGATTCATCATCAACACAAGACCCGGCAGACTTTACACATTCAATAGATTGTAACTTAGGTAACTTCTTTGATTTCTACTTATTAAACGGTGAGAACTTAATACAAGGAGATAACATATACGGTGGTGAAACTATTACAGTTAGATTAAACCAACCAAGCGATCCTGGTGGTAGTGGTTCTTATGGTAGTGTAGTATGGGATACAGGCTCAATCAAATTCCCTTTCACATCAAACCCACAAACCACACAAGGTGATTCAGCAATAGATGTATTAACGCTAGTATCTTTCGATACCGGTTCATTATTCGGAGTATTAGGTAAAAATTATTTATAAAAGATGTATATACCCAAACCAGCACTTGAAGATTGTTTAACATCTGAAATCTCTGCTAGTGGTGGAGATGTGATGTATGACTACATTACAGGTTCACAGATTCGTAGAGTTCATTACTTTGGTAACACCACAGGTTCTCATATGTTTGAGATATATGAAGGATGTACTGATTCTACACAACTATTCTTAGTTGGAGGTGGAGGTGCAGGAGGATTTGGTGAGGACCAACCTAATGGTAGTGGTGCTCCTTACTTCTTAGGACCACCATCATCATTTATAGGATGTCTTAATACAACAACACAAACCGCAGGTGGTGGAGGAGCTGGTGGAGTTTTATTCATCAACCCAAACAGAGAACTTACTGGTTCTTTAGAATTAGTACCAGGTAGATGGCCAATATACATTGGTGATGGTGGAGCAGTAAGTGCTTCATCAGGTGAAGATACAACATTCAAGTACGCATTTAGATTAGCTAATGATGCAGATTTACCATCTGGCTCACTTTCACAATCAAGATATGATTATGATTCAGTTACCATTAAAGGTGGTGGTGGAGGTCATGGTGGATACATAGAGTGGGGAACAACCTTAGCAGCAAGTTGTGGTATTGCAGCAGGTGTACCACATTGGCAACAATTCCAAAGAAACGCTGGAGATGGTGGTTCGGGCGGTGGAGCAGCAAACACATTCTGTGGTGATGGTGCTTTATATATAGGAGATAGTGGTTCAGTAGAATTTCCATTTAGAAATCAAGGACATGAAGGTATTTGGTATTACTCACCTTCAGTAACATCACCAGATGTAACGGCTGGTAATGGTGGTGGTGGATATAGTGGTTCTACTTCATTCCCACAAGGAGACCAAACTAATGGAGGAAACCCAAGATATGAATCTATTAGAGGATACCAACAGTTCTATGGTGTAGGTGGTAATGCACAAGATAGTGATGCTTGTGGTACTGCAGGAGTAACAGAGCCAGGTGATGCAAGAGATTTATTTAATGTTGTTTATGATTCTGGTTCATCAATGCCATACTTTAAAGGAAGTGGTGGACAAGCATTCGTACAAGAGTTTACTTCATCTATGACAACTACTTACCAAGAAGATTACTTCAAAGGAACATCAGGTGAAGCAGTTATAACGTACGCATTAACAGGTTCACAATTAACTAATGGTAAGTTAACTTATATAGATGGAGGAGCAACAGGTGGTATATTTTCATTTATACCTTGTGGTGAAGTAAGAATAGAAACAATAACAGTACCTGCAGGTAAACAAGCTTGTGTATGTGCAATGGATACTGGTCAAGGATTATATCGAGGTGGTGATTATAATGAGAATTGGTATGAGTTTGTAGATTTACAACATCCAACTGCATCTGATTACGATTGGAAGCCAGAGAAGATGTTAGACCAGATGCCAAGTGGTAGTGGAACAGTAACGTTTACAACAGGTTCGGACTGTAATGCTTACGTTCCATTTGAAGGATGGGAAACTTGTTCTTTCTGTCAAAATAATCAACCAGCTGGTATATACATAGGATTTGATATTAGTGGTAGTAGTGGAAGAACAAACCCATTACCATATTACAAGTTTCCTGATACAACTGTACACTATACATCATCACAAAATTATATAACCTCATCAAGATACAACAATCATGATAGTGAGAGTTATTTTAACACTCGTATAGGAGCTATCTCTAATGACTTTGATGATGATGTACCTTACAGTAATTTCGTTCCTTCTGCTTCATTTTCTACATCATACGATAATCAGAATGTAGATTTTAAAACAGGCTCAGAATGTTATACTTATTACGATTGTGACCCATTAGACCCAAGACCTATCACAGCTAGTGGTGGTGAAGAAGGAACATTTATAAGTGGTTCTGGTCTTGGTATCGGTCAAGAATTTATATACAAATATCATATCTTCCATCCAAGTGGAAGTAATACTTTAGGTCCATTCCCTTATAATCGTGATTTCCAATCATTTACTATAACAGGTGGATATGGTGCTAATTTACAAATGTATGCAGCAGGTGCAGGTGGACCGGGAGGTAGAGCTACATCAAGTGGAACTTCTATCTTCGGTGGAGGTGGAGGTGCTGGTCAAATCTTCTTTGCACCTACTAAAGATTTATGTACAGAGATATCAATGAGTATCTCACCAGGATTCGGAATGCCATATGGAGTAGGACACGATTGGTCTTATACTTTAGGTAATACAATTGTTAGCGCATCTAACTTCGCATTCAACGCGTTGGGTGGAGGACAAGGTGCAGATGCTGCACAATCACCAGGCGAGTTAGCAGCACAATATAGAAGTGGTTCTGGTGGTGGTGGAGCTGGTATTCTTTCTGGTGTATCATCACATTGGGCTGGAGGTGAGGTAAACCCACCATTCGTACAATCACTTGGTGGTAATGGATGGAGTGGTTCTGTTGCACAAGCAACTGGTTCTGCCGCTGGTGGTGGTGGATACGTTACTAATGGAGTAGATGGTACATCTGGTGTTAGTGCAGTAGGTGGACAAGGTGGAGATGGTATTAGATTAAACTTAACAGGTACACTTAAGTACTATGGTGGAGGTGGTGGAGCATACGGACCTGGCGGACCTGGTAATGGTGGTTTAGGTGGTACACCTGCATCACTTAATGGTATAGTTACTGGCTCATTAGGAGCAGGTGGGGGAGCAACTAACAACACTTCTTCTTATACTGCTAATTGGGGTACTGAATATACTTTAGGTGGTAGAGGTGGAGATGGTGTAGTAATCATCGCATATAATTGGAAACCTAATACATCACCGACTGGATTTATATCTTACAGAGGACTAGCACAATACTACGATATGTATTCTTTAGATTCATATGATGGTACAGGTTCTCTTGTATATAACTTATGGAAAAACGATAATACAGCATCATTAGAAAACATCACAGGTTGGAGATATGATAATGATAACATTGATAGTGGTTCACTTATTGTTTCTCAATCTTCTGTTTCTCCTTTTGTAGAACCTGATACAGAACAATCAGGCGAACTAACTGCTATGACAGTATGGGAAGTTAATGACCCTATATATGATAACAATGGATTGTATCCAATCTTAGCAGATGAACAATTCGGTACATCATCATTCGGTATGTACGCTGGTAATGATACTCTATATGGAGAAGCTGTATTAGTTAAGATAGGAGATACATTAGTACCAACACAAAGTGGTTCAGCTGCAGAGTTTATACCAAGAGGTGGATTCCACATATCACAATTCTCTTATAATGAGAATAGTGGTGAATTACTTTGGTATGTAGATGGATATAGTGGTTCAGCAGTTATCAATGAAACGATATCTGATAAAGCACCTTTATTATCATTCAACTCTTCATCAGCGGTATTTAACCCTGATACTAATCCTGTTTATCCTTCTCCTTCTCAAGCAACTGAGTTTACAATAGAAAGGACTGGTTCTGCAGAGGTAACTTATCAGTTTAAGTTCCCACAAACTGAACAAGTACAATCGTTAACTATTGCTGATGCAATAGATACTCATATTATAGCTTCAACTACAACGCCTGTAATTACAAGTGGTACTGGTTCTATTGGTAGTGGTTCAGCAGTTGATTATTATCCATCCGCTTCTTTATACTTAGGTAGAACAGCTACTTATGACTTTGATAGAAGTTACTATGGTAATGGAGTAAGACCTATTCATATGTGGTATAGTACTACTACTTGTGAATGGATTGCACAACAAGCTGGTACTGGTGATTTAGCAGGTAATGTTACTTTAAATAATATAGCTCAGAATAGTTTTATAAACTATACAAACGATACAAATGTAACACAATCCTTTGTTGAATTAAATGATTGTATTGAAAGACCACCTGTTGGTTTAGGTAATGATTCAGTATATAATATAACTGCAATCTATACAGCATCACTTAATATAGAAGAAATGAGACACAACGATAACTTCTTATACCCAAGATACTAATGGCAATACGAGGTAAACAAAAGAGTTTAAAAGATGTAGCTAAGGTTTATAAAGATAAAGCCTTAAACGCTATAAACCCTGGTGTACCTTATAAACAATATAAGACCGGTAGTAGTAAAGCATATAAGACTGGTAATTTGTTTTCTAACGTTGCAGCAGAGAATAGAATCTCTAATATTTTTAAAAAAGATAAAAGAACAGGTAAAGTAATATTCTCTTTTAATATAGCTCCAAGAGGAGCACAGTATGGAAAGTATGTACAGAATGGTACATACAAAATGAAGAAGAGACCTTTCGCAGAAATTGCCGCAGAATCACCTGAGTTTAAAAAAGCATTAGATGATTATATTAATACAACTGTTGTAGCTGGTAAGTTAGATGAATTCTTTTTGAATATCGATAAACAAATGAAAGATGTTGGTGTTCAAGTGGATAGTTCACTATAACATATAATTCAGTTCATAATGGTTATATGTATAAAAACAAGATATAACCCATGGCGGTAACAATACTCAATCATCCAGCAACAGCATCACTATCTGAATCACCAATAATGTTTCAGGTACAAGATACAACGGATGCTACTACAAGTTCATCTTATCAGATGGTTTGTGATTTATATAGTTGGCAAGGAGATATCACAACAGATAAACCTTCCTCACCTTCTTATGTATTCAATAAGTTTCCTGTAAGTGATTACACTGGTAATCCAGGTACTATATTTGATTTATCACCAATACTATCATCACAAATGTCAGCATCTTTAGCTGATATATACCAAGGTACATTATTAACTCCTATAACACAACCAAGATGGTTTACAGCAGAGTTCTATGGTAAGTACTTAGATACAGCTACACAATTGTTTGTAACTACATCACATCAATCTGTAAGTGGTTGGGATAACTTTGTTTCTTTAAATGGATATAACCTATGGGGTGAAAGAACTGGTAATGCAGGTTTAACATCGCTTACACCATTTAGTGAATCAGTAGAACAGTATCCAATACTTAGTTCAATGCCTAATGATGCAACTCAAAGTTTAATTAGTACTGATATACCTTATTACTTTTCTACATACAACTTAAAAGATAATAGTACACAAGGTCAAGTTTACTACGCAGAGATACGTTCAGATGTAACTCCTGTAGCTACTGGCTTTACTTTAGTATTAGATACTACTAACTCATATACAACATCTTCAGCTATTGTTACAGAAACAATGATTGAACCTCATATGTTTGCAACTATGTCAGCAGAGGGAGCAGATATCATTACGATACAAGTAACAGATTCTGCTACAAATCCAATCGGTAATAGATTAGCTATGAGTATAGGTGAATGTAAAAAGAAGTATCCACCTGTAAGGATTGTATTTAAAAACAGATATGGTGCATTCGAACAATTTGAATTTGGCTTAGCTAGTAGGAAAGCATTCTCTACTAATGTTAAATCTTATAAACAGAACGCA